CAAACCTCACGATTTAATCGTTTACAACGACAGAATTCAAATTGGTTGTTTAAATAACAGTATAAAACATTGGAAGGATAATTATAAAACTATTGGTTTGGAAAACAAAATAAACGATGAAAATATAGAAGAATATGGTGAAATTATAAAAGGAGAAGGATTATGATTTACATACCATATGATATAGAGATTTACCCTGATAGATTCATGCTCGGTTTAAAATGGAAAGGTAAAAATATAATTTATGATAAGCTAGAAGATATCAGAAAAGTACCTTTTTTAGATAAAAAATATAAATTTGTAGGATTTAATAATAGACGATATGATCAACCTATCTTAGATAAACTAAACCAAGGATATAATAAAGATAAATTATATAAATTATCAAAATCTATAATTTCAGGAGAAGATGCAATATCTTGGAATGATAATATAATTGACCTCTTAGAAATATGCCCTAAAAGTAACAAATGTTCATTGAAAGAATTTGGCCATAGAATGGGTTATAAAACATTAGCTAACCTTCCTTATCCTTATGATAAACCCTTGAGTGAAGAAGAATGGGAAGAAGTTAAGAAATACAACATTCATGATTTAAATATAACAGAAATGTTGTGGGAGAAACTAAAACCTGAATATGACGCTAGACAGTCTTTAAAAGTATTTTTTGATATAAAAACAGAATTTGGAGGTGCTCCAAACTTAGCTGCCAAATGCATATTGTCAAAATTAAGTGAAGAAAGTGTAAGTGAAGAATTTAAATTAATTAAAAAAAACAATTTAGTATTAAATGATAACACCCAAAATCTATACAACAAAACGTTTGACTTCCATTTAACAGATTATTTAAAAGGTAAAAAACCTGAATTGATGGAGATTGTAGATGAAAAAAATATAAAACGAGCTACTAAATATACAATAAACGATGTAAAAATTAAAATTGGTATAGGAGGTTTACATGGAGATACTATCCCAGGAGTTTATCATAATGTGTATGATTATGACGTCACATCTTATTACCCTTCTATAATATTGAATTGTAAACTTGGTTCTGAGAAGTTCAGAGATATATATGAATGGATTTATAATAAAAGGTTAGAGTTCAAAAAAGAAGGATCTAGATATTCAAACACTTTAAAGCTTATTTTAAACTCATTTTTTGGAAAAACATTAGATAAATATTCTAAAGAGCAAATTTATGCTCCTAATATAGGATTAAGTATTTGTTTTCTTGGGCAATTTTATTTAATAGATTTACTTGAGAAATGTGGTGATAATAATTGTTTGAGTGCTAATACAGATGGTATTGTGTGCAAAAACGAAATTGACTACCCAATAATTAAAGAATGGGAAAATAGAACAGGTTTTAAATTAAACAAAACTAAATATAAAACATTTATTATGCGAGGTTGTAATAGTTATTATGCTGAAACATCAGAGGGGCTCATAAAACGTAAGAAAGATTTCCTAGAACCCATATGGAAAAATACTGTTAAATTTCCAATAATACAAAAAACTGTAATAGATAATATAACTAAAGGTAAAAGCATTGAACAAAGCATTAAAAATGAAAAAGATATTTACAATTTCACTCACTTTGTAAAGAGTATAAAAAACGGTAAACTTTTGTTAAATGGTGAAAGCTTAGATGACCCTAAAATAAGATACTATGTTTCAACTGATGGATCTGTTTTGGAGCGACAAACTCCAAAACAAAGAGCTAGAATCATAGCGGACTCAAAGATAAATTTGATAATGGATTTAGAATGGAGAGAAGACATAAATTATGATTGGTATATTGAACAATGTTATAGATTAAGAAAACGGTTAAAAATTAACGATCCTACACAATTAGAGATGGAGGTTTAGATGATGATATGGCTTAAAGATATTTCTTTCATATTAATGTATATTTGTATTGATATGGTGTTTCTTATAGCATTAATCTGTTTATTATTTACTACAATAAATTTCATAATGATTGAATACCAAGAATGTGTTCAAAAAAAGGAGGATAACTAAATTTAATAAAATGGCTTAACTTTAGATTTAACTTAAACTTTAAAATAGGAAAATATAATGAATAAAATAGAAACTTTAATTGAAAATTTATTAGAAAAAAAATTAACAGAAATGCTTGATGGCAAAGAGATAAAATCTACAAATACAAGTTCAGTTAAATACCCAATCGGTAAACATGTTCTTCTATCAACTGATAATACAAAGCGTGGAGTTTTTAAAGGAATCTTAAAATCATATGATGAAGATAAAAAAATAGCAGTCTTAGATGAGGCTCAAATGGTTATAAGCTGGTCTTCAAACTGTAAAGGTTATTTGGGTCTAAAAAAATACGGACCAGTATCTAGCAAAAACGCATATAGTTCTACTAAAACTAAAGTTACAGAAAAATGTGGTGAAGTTATTTTAGAAGGTGTAACTAACATAGGAGAGTGCACAAAAGAGGCAGTTAAGCAGTTTGATACTTTAATTTGGGAAGAATAGGAAAATAACTCAGATCATAAGGTAACTTCTAACCTTATGATCTGAATTTACACCTTTGAGGTGATGTAATGGAAAATTGGACTGAAGAATTTAAATATGGTTACGGTGACGGTTACGGTTACGGTGACTGTGATGCGGGATACAAAGCATGTAAAGAAAATAGAACTTTTTATATAATTGACAAAAAAGGAGTATAACTAAATGAGGGAATACCAAGAACAATCATCATGGATAAAGTGGGTAAGATTAAATTATCCCAATCTAACAGTATATCATATACCAAATGGTGAGAAAAGAGATATTAAAACAGGAGTTAAATTAAAGAACATGGGGGTTTTACCAGGAGTATTTGACTTATATTGCATGGATTATAAATTGTACATCGAGTTCAAAACTGAAACTGGTAAATTATCAGATGATCAGAAATGGTTTTCTTCAAAAGCTAAAGACACAGGACATGATACAATGGTGTGTTTTGGGTTTGAAGATGGAGTTAAGAAATTTACGGAGTATGTTTTGAATATAAGTATGAATACTTATAAAAGCATTGAGGTTGGGTTTAAGTATGATACCAAAGATCTCCGATGTCCTTCGGAAGTAAAGGTAGATTAATTTAAATATAAATAGATAAGGAGTATGTTAATGAATAATTTTTGGCCTGAGGAAATAGCTAAGCTATGGTACTGGGAGAAGTTCTTTGGTGACCATGGTCAAGACTGGCAGATCAATTTTGTAAAATATTTTACTGACTCTACCTGGAGACTCTACCTTATTGGGGAGGATGGGGAGGAATCCTTATGGTTCTCCTGCGTAGCTGATAGAGTGCCCTTCGTATTTAGCGATGAATCCTTATTTACGTCAATATGTAAACAGTATCAATCGGTTAAATTAATGAGAGTTAAAAGCGAGCCATTTGAAACAGTCTGGAATAGTGGAGATCAATCTCCTACTGTTACAATTATTCCACTGCCAACACCCTATTCCCAACTTAAATCAGCGGATATCAGAATTGAACTCCCTTTGTTGCATTGTCGAGAGTGGGGATATGGGGTGGCAGATACCTCAGATATTGGCAGCTTACACAACCCCACAACAGAGGCTCAGTTTAGAGGCTTACTAGAGTATATTAGTATTAGTTCTTACGACCGTTTTATCAAAAACCATTTTAAGAACACATATCAGTTAAATGAGCAAACAAGGGTTGATATAAAAGCATATGAACACCGTAGAAATAAGTTAGCCGACCAAGTCAAAAGACAGCAAATAATTTATGATTATGAGAAATTAAATATAAATAGATAAGGAGTATGTTAATGATAATTGAAGAAGGTTACCGACCTAAAGAGAAATTAAATACAGATAAACCACCTAAATTTCATACAAAAGATGCAAATAATGTGGAAGTTGAAGTTGAAGAAATTCAAAAAAATAGAGAAATTCTTGCTGAAATATTATCTTATGAAGATTTTTTGAAGGAAAAATTTGCAATAAATGCTGTAAAGAAATTTTATGATTCCTGTCAAAATAATAATATAGATAGGAAAAATCTAGAAGAAATATTTGAACATATAGAATATATTCTGTCCCGTATTAATGAAAAAAGACATTCTTATTATGATTTGAAAGAATGGGTTTGTAAAAAACTAGGGTTTGGAAAACCATTCCTTCAATAACTAAACTTAGTAGAAAATAAAAAAACAAAAATCAAAAATTATCAAATTAAACAGTAAAACTAAAACAGGAGAAAACAAATGAAAAAACTATTAACACTTTTACTATTAGCGCCAACATTAACTTTAGCTGCAAACGGATTTTTTGTTGGAAGTAGTATTTATACTAATTCTAGCGAATCTAATGTAAGTCTAAAATCACGTCAGCTTGGGTACAATATTAATGTAGGTTATAATTTCAACGATAAGTTCTATATGAACAACACCATATCAAGACATTCTGACGGACGATATGGGTATGCAATTGATTATGGTGTACATGATAGCTCAGGATATCTAAGACCATATGCAGATATGTCTTACGACGCTTATGATGATTCTATAGGGTATGATGTAGGTTCAACTATTAACCTAACTAAATGCCTTGTCCCATACATAGAAATTGATAACTTTCTGGACAAATACAATAAATCTGTAATTTTAGGTGTTCAAGTTAAAATATACAAACACATGTATCTAAAAGCATCTTATGAGGTTACTAAAGAAACAAAAAGTAACAATTATAAATTGGGGTTGAGTTATATTTTATAGTTTTGGCTTAACTAAAGCATCTTTGACTGCACTTACAGTTGATCCCACTAGCTGTGGGATCTTCTTTAACCCGAACACAGCTAAACACATACCCGATAACACATTTGACTGCCAAGATGGTAGAGATGACCATCCCTGCGCTACCCAAGCCCCCCAGCTAGGGGATATTAAACCAGCAATTAAAGGTGAAGCAAACAGAACAAAAGCTGCCCATCGCAAAACTTTATCTTTGTCAGTTAATTGAGCAATTTCCCACTCGCTATTTGCAGTTTCCTTTGATAAAATTATATCCTTTTTAGCTTGTATTTCTGCCAATTTTAAATCAGATTTGGCTTTTTTACTCTCCGTCCATCCTTTGAAGAGATGAGAAGCTAATGATACTAATTCACTTATCACACTAATCCCTCACAAGATTTAATAAACTTAATATTCAATGGGTTTTTGCCATTCTCATGAAAAATAATTGCTTCTACAATTTTAAAAAAATCTTTATGTTCAATAATTTCATGAGGGATTATCTTTGAACGGTATGATACTGAGTCAATGTAAGATTGAGTATCGTTCTCTATTTCAGGTGCCCACCTAGAAACGATATCTTCTATAGTTTTTAATTTATAAACTTTAGAATAAGTGTTTAAAATTTTAAAAATAGCTCTTATGCCATATTCCACAGTTTCAAACTGACAGAAACTTTTATCACTCTGTTTCTTACTTAAACCTTTCCAACCTTCACCAGCTCGAATGTTGCCTGGGTTATTGTTCCTAAACCCTCTACTTTCTTGAATTATATTCATTGTATATTATAAACCCCATTGTTATGTTACATAAAATAACCATAGCTATGTGGAACGGTAAATTATTAAGTTGATATTGTGGCAGAACTAAACAATCAACAAAGAAATAACCGAAAAACCACCCACATATGCCATCTGTTAAAAAACGACTTATTTTACCTAAAAATTTCTTTTTATAATACTTATTATAAAAGAAATATGAGAATGTAGCTAAATCTATTCCCATATAAATAAATTGTGTATTTGGTTGGGTTGATAAATGATTAGTTATTAATCCACCAAGAACTCCGTCCCAAAATGTATACCAACCTATTAATAATAAACCCACCATCGATATAAATTTATCTGATTTTTTGGAAACCATCATATACACACCTCCTATTAAAGTAGATATTACGGCCTGTTGTATTGTTAATTCGTATTTTTTATCTTGACTCATATACTTGTATCGAAAAATCTACAGTCTGGGCAAATTGCTCAACCGCAGGAAAAGCTATATTAGTATAAGTATTAACTGTTACATAATTAACAGAATTAGTTTCGAACTTAAGGCTGTACGCCATGGTATTAGCCGCTCCAGCTATCAAAACAGCTCCTGTTACTATATAATTAGTTGTATCCATAGGTTGATCAAAATAAATGTTGGTTACGCCTGTACTTACTAACTCAGCAGAAATTATATTTTGCCCAACTGCACTGTCTAAATTAAAATTTACAAATTTAACAGTGGCAAAAGCTCTAGGCGCAGCATTATTAACTGTAGTATTAGTGTGACCCACTAATAAGCTTCCCTCTGACCCTGGAGTTTGATCAGCTAAATTATTTAAAAGGTTGACATCTTTACTTATTACATTTATTAAAAAAAATGATCCCCCACTATATATAGCTCTAGTTAATAGAGTAGTAACTAATTCTCCTCCTATCAAAGGAGATCCTCCAGAATCCACTAAAGGAACTGCGCCAATACTCTCTACATTTAAAGTGGTTGCCCCAGTATTATCGGCCAAAGGTAAGAATATAACCACCATACCTTCAAAATAAGATATTGGTGGAACTGGGTTAAGTGAAGACAAAACATATACATTAGCCCCTCCACTATCTAGATATTCTCTGGCAGATGAGGACAAATTAGTTACAGCTTGACTTAATTGTGTTAAATCTGTGCTGCTAAACGTCAGCCCAGTTAAAGTTATCATATTCTGCAACTCATTCAATGGTAGATCATTAAACTCATCAGCGGTGTAGGTGTCACCTGCTACTTTAACAGCAACTTCTTGCATCACAACCCTCCATATATAGTGAATGAAAAACCAGTATCAACAGATACCCCAAGGGTATTTTTTATAACAATAATAAAACTGGTAGTGTTTATTGATTTTGCATTTATAAAATAAACATTTGTTCCACCATCAACAGAATACCCAATACTATAATTGTCTGAACTCAATTCATCCTGAAAAGTAACTTGTATTATCCCTGTGCTTTCTTCACTTATAGAAGCTATGTTGTATGAATTTTCTAATGTATACCCGCTGCTGTAACTTATATACCCAAAGGCTATTGGGAGATAATCATACAATACCGCATTAGTGTTGCCTACAAGACGAGTTCCTTCTGAGCCTGACGTTTCTGAAGCATACAAACCAGCACTTACAGAATCAACGTCATTAAAATTATATAATATAAAGTTACCTCCGATGTTAATAAGAGTTACATACTCACCCTCTATTAATTCATTCCCAGTAAGAGCAGCTCCAGTTGAATCTAATATACTTACTGCACTCAGCCCATTGACAGATATGGTGGATGCGGTTGTGTTAGTTGAATTAGCAAAAAATCTAACTGTATCCCCTGTGGTAAAACTTAACATTTTAGCAAAACTATTTATAGAATTAACCACATAAGCATTAGCACTCCCTGAATCTACAAAATGTAAAGATGTTGAATTTATTATGGCAATACCCTTATGTAATTGATCTAAATCATCTGAATTTAGAGTTTGACCAGTATTTATTACTAAATTCTGCATCTCTTGAGAAGCTAACGTATTAAACTCATCTGCAGTATAAGTGTCTGTAGCAACTTTATCAGCAATTTCTTGCATTTATCTAACCTCCATCACTGAAAATGAAAAACCTTGTTCGCTTCTACCTGTCCCTTCCCCAATATTTATAGTAAATCCAGTAGTAGCTAAATTAGATGTGGATATTGTGACAGGTAAAATTCCTCCATTATCTTCTAATAAAAGAAGAGTATTATAAGTAGCTGTACTCATATCTTCATCAAATGTTATATCCACTACACCTGTACTACTTTTGCTAATCGACGTTATGTTATATGAATTTTCTAATGTATACACACCAGATGCTTCAGAAACCCTCCCAAAAGCTCTAGGTAAAACATTATATAAACTTTCATTTGTATGCCCTATTAACTTAGACCCTTCACTACCTGGAGTATCATCTGAGAAATCAACTGCTAATGCTGCATCAGTTGTAGATTCATTTACTAATACAAATACATTATTTAAATAAATTATTTCAGCAGATAAATCAGCTACAAGTTCACCTCCCAATAAATCATTACCATTACCATCCATTAATGGTGCCACACCTAACCCATCTACATTAACTGTAGAAGCTCCGGTATTTGTGTTAACAACTTTAAAAATACAAGTCATACCCTCCACATAAAAAGGTAACGCAATAAAACCTATTTTAGTTAAAACATAACTATTAGTTGTCCCAGAATCATTATATTCTAAAATAGCTGAAGCTGTTTTAACTACACCTTGAGCCAATTGTTCTGAATCACCAGGGTCAAAGGTTTGATCAGTGTTGGAAACTACACTCTGTAATTCCTGTGATATAGTGTTATTAAATTCATCTACACCGTACACATCACCAGTTTGTTTTAAAGCTGTTTTTTGCATTATATAAATACTACCTCTTGATAAGCTGGTTTCTGTTTCAATACTATTTGTTGAAATAATCCACTGACATCAGTCCCAAATGTCATGGTAAATGTATATGGAAATTCTGGCTCAGTTAAACCAGCTATATCTATTGTTGTAGTAAACCCAGAATTACTTATACTTATAGATAAATTTAATAAATTAGCTAAATCAATGTAATCTTGTTCAGTTTGTAAATTCATATAAGCCAGTTTAATTATTATATTACGTCTTCTTTCCGTATTAGTTCCTGTATTATCAAATATATCGTCAGGTATACCAAGTTCTTTCTCCCATTGTTCAATAAAAGAATCATTAAAATTTGGAATATACGATGTAATTATTTCATACAGTAAAGTTTGATAACGCCCTAATTCTATAGCAATTGACTTAAATGTATTGCGCAAAACGCTTCCTGTTATATTCCGTGCATCAGTAACTCGACCGTTGAAAAATAAATCAGCGAAACTTTGTGTATTATTATTTTCAGTATTTGGTGAATAATCTGTAATATTTGCCATGGTTTTTTTAACTGTAGGTTACCGAATTTAACAAAGCTATCTCATTACTAGCAACTGCTACATCTCCAGATGGGGAGGATAGCGTAAAATCACTCACTGTATCCCCAGTCGTCAAATCTATTGTGTTATAAATAACAGAATTATAAGCTAACTCTAATACATCATCATTAACTCCTAACTTATCTTCAAAATATTGCTGTAAATTAGCTGTTATAGAATCTTGCATTGTTGTTGTACTTGGGTCTAGGAATGTGAATATAAAATCAACATCAACTTGCGTAGGCGCGCTCACCACAACATCTGAATCATTGATGGTAGCAGGTTTAATTTCTAAAATTGAGTTTTTAACTTCAGTAATTTCAGCAGTAGTAGGTATTATAACAGCATCATTATCTCTCACAAAATAAATAGTCACTTGTCCAGTAGCTGGAGTTTCTTCTTGAACCCAAACTCTAGTGACTCCATTTATAAGAAAAGCTTGGTCTTCTATAGCACTCGTACTAAATTGAGCAACTGGGTTCTGTATTCTATTAGTTATTCTAGTTCGATAATCATCGTCAGATTCTGAATCCGCTCCTCCGCTTAAACCATCCGTTTGAACATAACCCACGCCGTCGTCCACCCCTCCGATGACAGATAAAAATGTTAATTTATCTCCGCTATCGGCATCAGTATCTTCTCCAAAATCCACAGCGGTTACTGATATAGATGCTAAATCAATCGAAGCTGTTATTGTACCTGTAGCCGGTGTACTTGGAGTCGTTGAAATAGTATACGTAAATGTGGTTGAATCACTCACTACGATAACAAAATCTCCATTGTAATCAGTTTCATTAACTCCTGCTATTGTAACAGTTATGCCGGATGCTAAATTATGATCATTAGCTGTGGTGGCTGTAACAGTTGACCCTGAACGAGTTAAAGTTGAGATACTGTAAGATACTGCCGAAATAGAAGCGTCTGAATCAACTTCATATTGATCCCCTGAACTATTTTGTAGCAACTCCCCAGCTGAAATAACAGTAGAAACTGTACCTGTGGCTGTAACTAACCCAGCAGCTTGAGTTGCTGAAAGACGTGTTATCCCATATAAAGAACCATAACTATCTAAAAAATCATCAGTTGAGGTGCTGAGAAATAAAGAATTAAATACAAAATTTAACTGTATATAATTTTCATAATAACGACCTGCATTGGCCGTCAACAAAGATTGCATAAAAGAATTATCCAAAAAAGGATTAGAATTATCTAATTCAGTTTGAAAATCGTTTTGCATTCTCTGTACTATTTCTTGTGCTGTTGGAAAATCAAAATCTGCCATATTAAGAACTCGCTGCTAAATTAAATGTGTTTTCCCATAAATCAAATGTTTTTTGTGTTATAACATCACTGTCTTTTATTATTTTAACTGTTATTGAAAGAGTGCTGGTAGATTGTGTCCCAGTAACAACCACATCATCTGCATAATTATATGTCAATAACCATTGATAGGCTTTTCTGGTATAATCAATAGCATTATTTAATGTTAATTGCGAGTTAGTTGATTGATATAACAACCACAACTTAGACCCAATTTCAAAATCTTCTCTGGTTGAAAATAAATTTCCCCACCATCCGCGTCTATTCTCAGGCTCAGCAACTTCACTTTCATCAGCCCGTTGTTCAGCAAAAAAAGATACTAAGAGGGATGTGTCTAGAGCATCTGTGAGTTCGAAGTCGCCTGTCGAACCTATGGATATATCATAATACCCAGCAGCATCGTTTAATTTTAAATCTACATCTTCTCTAGTTGCCATAATGTTTACATCTGCTGACTTGGAGGAGAATTGCCTACATGAGTGTGTGTGTTATATATAACCCGCATATCTTCCATACTAGGTGAACTAGAACTGTCATCACTTACGTCACCTGTGGAAGACTCAATGTTGCCATCAGAAACAGTAACATTACCATCATTAATTGTAACATCCCCACCATTAATTATTATACCATCTGTACTTTGTATTTCTATTGTACCACTATTTAAGAATTTTATATATATGTTAACTTCTTGATTTCCAACAATAACTTCACCAACACTCAAACCTGTAAATCTAGTAGTAGGTTCATAAGGTAAAGTTACTTGATTTTCTTCTTGAGCCAATACATTAAATGTTAAACCCCTACTGTATGTTGGGGGGCTCGCCGCATACCCATAAGGATAGTACATTTCTGAGACACTACTTTTCCCAAAATAACTTATTTGAGCATTGAAAAAACTATCACCGTCCTGTTGTGTGTTAACAGTCTTAGATCGTTTAACCAAATGTTTTACTTTATTTAATAAACCTAACATTCAACCTCCTGAGAAAAAAGCATTTCCAGTACTTTTAGCCAATTCTTGTCTATAGTCTTCTTTAATTATCAAATTATAAGAATCTTGAGGGATCAATCTGAGTTTTGTATAGTTACCTGATAAAGATTGCACAAATGTTACAGAATCAATTAAAAGGTATGAATTTACGTTAGCAAAATCGTCAATAACTTTAACTAATCTATTTAAAGGCCAAATATTTGTCCCATCATATGTATATTCAGACAACTCACATTCATAAGCAAAACTTTGAGCTTTTTTATAATTGGCTTCCCATAACGCCCGATTATTCCCACCATCAACCACCAAAGGTGTATCTGGTAAAAAAACGTACTGGCGTGTAGCTCTTATATCTGAATCAGTTGCTTCTCCTTTACTATTTGTTAAAGCATCTGTTAACGAACTTGCATCATAATCTACATTACCAAATAAATTAAAATATTGAGAATATGTAATGTATTTATTAAACCTTTTAGAAATATCTATTGAAGATGATGAACTGACTACATTATTATTTAAAGAATCAAACTCATTTAGTATTTGAGCATCCAAAATTGACGATGAGCCTCGTTCTATTGTTAAATTCCCACTTCCATCGGTAGCTAATAATACTTGTTTTTTACGAGCATATCTTTCTAAAAAAGCAAAAGCAGATTCTCCCGTCTGAGCGACTATATAATCCCCACTGTTAAATGTTGTGTCTCCTGAACCAACATTATCAATTACACTTATATTAGTTATCCCTAACTTACTTATTACTTGCTCACAAATTGTTTTTAATGTAGTTGGGCCAACAAAAGCCCCAAAAATAGACCTATCTACTGTCGAATCTACAAGATCACATATCTTATCACGCCCTTGTGCTGATATTTTAACCTCACCTGAGGATGAATTTACTCGTATAATCTCAATAAACCCACTCAAAACACCAGTATCTTCCACCGTTATTTCACAACTTTGCTGAGCCTGCAGAGGATAAGATTCATTGACAATGTCTAAAGGAGATGCTGTGAATGTAAACTCTCCAACTACATTTAGAAAATGTCTTGTGAATTCTAAATTAGTAAAACCAGTATAATCTTGCCCATCTATTTTAACTTTCATCAGTCAAAACCTTATAGTCACCACTAATTTTAGAAGGATCAACAGTATCATTAAGGGAAGCTATTATATCTATTAAATCTATATCTCCATAATAGCTATACACTAATGTTAATAACGAATCTCTTTTTACATCTATAGTAATTACCTTTCTAGTATTATTTATTTCATTTCTTAAATATTGATGTGCGTTGTAACGAAGGTTTTGTAACAAATCAAAAGTTTCAACAGATACTATATTTGTGCGATTACCAAAAGCATCTACGTATGTATTATTTCCCAAGATGAAAAAGAATTGATCATCTAAAATTTGATTTCTTGTCTCAATATCATCCTCAGTATCAAATGAAGTCTGTGTTGTGAATAAGTAAGCATAAGCTAATGCATATACATTTATTATAGCGTTTGCAGATACTCTATTTTTCTCTTGTTGTTCACGAGAAACTGTAGTTTGATCGATTTCTGAATCAGGATCATAAGAAAAAAATGAAGAAATAATAGAATACCTATCCTCACTGTCGTCAGACAATTCTCCCATATTATCAAAAATAGTATTTATACCATCAGCAACAGAAGTTCCTGTATAAACATTAGAGAATTTATCATCTGTGAAAGTAGTGACAGATGCATTATAAATATTTAAAGCATCTGTATCACTAGTCGCAATAGAGGTTGCGTTTTCAAAATTATCAATCATATTTTGAAGCAGACTAGCACTGTATTCAGCAGAACCTTGGTAAGTAGATGTAGTCGCCCAAGCAGAAGCGAAATCACTGTTGACATCATTTAGAAATGTGTTTATTTGAGCCGCTATTGTAGTTGCATTAGAAGTAGATGTGGTCGGGAATATTTGACTACCCGTTTCATAAAAAGTCAGATCAAACTCAGCAACCCCTAGTTGTTCAATACTATCAATTACTGTGTAAGGCCCTGCAAAAACAGTTTTAACTCCGTCTGTAGGATGTACCAGAACCCCTGAGCCTTCTTGTTCAAGAGCATCTACTAATTGATCTTTAGAACTTATATAACCCGCATCATTTTGAAATATATATGCCTTTATTCTATAAATACGTTGATATTTACCTAAATCTTGCACATATCTTATATCTTGATTAGGGTACTCGAATGTGTGAGATTTTCTCCCTCCACTTTGTTCGCTATTATTAAATAGAAAACTAACGCCTCGAAATGAAGATTCTTGATATGTGTCTAAAACTAAATTTCTCATGGTAATGCCAAATTTCTACCTAAATTTATATTTAATTTACCTAACCCATCTTGATCAGCATGAGCAGATCTAACATTACCGCCTTTATCAGCTATATTAACATGCACATTAACATTATGTTCATTAGATTTCTTATCTGCCCCTCCAAAGAAATGTTTTATCGACATGAATCCTTTAGAAATTGATCCTCCGACACCAGATGATTTGTCAAATAAATGCATACTTATTTTATGAGTTTTAAATTGTTCTAATTTATCAAGAGCAGAATTCATCATATTTTTAAGACGTTGGAAGTTCATAACTAAAGCAAAAACCGCTCCTGAAATGGCTAATATAGATGCTGTTAAAGGTAAAGTTTCTAAACTTATTGCTCCGAATACTAAAGCTGATACTTTCAATATAGCATTCAACGCCTGAAAAGGCATTGAGATCAATCCTACTACTACTCCCAAGCCCATTAGCACTCCTAGAAAAGCTATTCCCCCAATTGCAATTTTACCCAATATAACCATCATACCTTTATGAGCTTCTACAAATTTAACTATTTTAGGAGTATATTTACTCAAAACATCTCCATAGAACTTAAAAGCAGGGACCAAGGAGGACATTATAGTCCCAAATATTTGCTTTAAATTATTGTTTAATATAACCACTTGAGTACTAGCACTTTTAGAATCATCAACCAAAATGTTTTTATATCGTTTATCAATTCTATCCAAAGCTTGGTTCAAACGCTCAAAAGCCGACCCCCCGGTAAGTAGAAGATTTATTTTAGACAATTTCCCTGAGATAACACCTTGAATGAATTGTTGAGCAGCTCCTGTTAAATTCTTAGTCTGCCCAGTAGCCACAGCATATTTCATAATAACAGGAATGGATCTTGTGGCAGCCTGTATGTTTCCGGTCATAGAACCAACTGTAGCTGCTGCTTGCATAATTTGAGCTACTGAGAATCTGGTTGTGGCAGCATAATCTTTAGCCATTTTATTAATTTGAGCTTGAAACTGAGCATAGTTCTTAGTGTGTGAAAATAAAGCTTTCATTTGGATATTAGCGCTCTCTAAAGAGTCAGCATAATCTAATCCAAGTTTAGCTATTATCCCCATAGGCAATGCAACATTCATGAACTGATAATAAGCTTGCATCCCAAACATATCAGAAACACGAGTCAATCTCTCACCTAGATGCATTGTACTTTTAGTAGCTGATTTTATTCTAGTGCTAAATCTAGAAAATGCAGTTGAAGCTCTCTCTGTATTTTTAGTTACTTTTTCTATTTTAGGAGAAACAACATTAATTTTAGATGTAATATTATTGAACGCTTTGCCAGTTTCGTTCAATTTTTGTTTAGAACATTCTAATTTACTGTTTAATTTTTTAACGGAGTTATCAATATTCTGAGCAGATTCCGCAATTTTAGCAGCTACAGCGCTAAATTTATCTTCAGCTACAAATGAATATGTTACTTTAAATGACATAGCTATCTGCTTTTTAAACGGGCTTTTTTAATCTCATTAGTTTCAGCTTTAATATATTTATCAGCATATTTAACTAACTCAGTTATTTCTGTCATACTCATATTTTGCAATTCACTATAAGTCACCCCTCCTTGGTAAAATTTTAACAAACTACAAAATGTTTCATCTAATTTTGGGTTTGAGAAATAACTGAAGGTAACAAAAAATGGGTTAAATATTCCCCCATTAGCTTATCAGTATCATCCTGATTCATCATCTGCAAATGCCCTTTCTCTAGTTTTTTCTCTAGATCATTTATTTTACAAATATTTGCACTCAGGATGAGTGCTTCAAAACGATCATAAAATCTGAAATAAAATTCCTCATCTTGATCTTTCGCCATCATAAGCATAGTTACTAATGATTCCCCATCTAACTCAGCACTTCCTTTTGCATCTGAAACCTCAATGTTTTTGCTATTCTCACCTTCTGCTCTTAGAACTTTCATAAGCATAGATTGCATAGGAGCTGTTAAAGGTCTATGTATATTAGTTGGTGAGAATAAGACCAATTTTTTTATTTCTGTGGTAGGATTATTTAACACAAACTCAAATGATTGTTTATTCATCATACGACTACGTCCCCTTCCATCTCAATATCAATCTCACCATCTACTCCCAGCATTAATGCTGGATCATTAATAATAGCAGAATTTGTCATAGTTTTAGTAAAGTCATCTTCACTTATTAAAACAGTATTATTATTACTGTTATTTTTAACTGTTATCATATTATTTATATTGTCATCAGTAGAATAAATCTTGAATTTCACATTTCCTAATTTTGTAGACCCATCATCAAATAAAACAGAAGTAACTGAGCCACCGCCAGCAGATTGAGCTTTGATTTTAGATGTTCCAAAACCTTGTGTTACCTCTAAGCTATTTGGAACAATTGAAAAATTTATTCCATTTATTTGTAGAGCCGGTAGTGTTATTGCATTTGCCATTAATAAACCCCTATGACGTTGTGGTATCGAATGTTATATTAACTGTCCCATCAATTGTCCTAACTTGACTTACTATGGGGACATCCATAGTAGTAGTTATAGTTCCCGTAGTAAGGTCAAAAGCTACTGTTAAATTTTCTTTATAGAAACTTAAAGCATCCGACCCAGCTTGAGCTAAAGCATAGTTAGAATCATTAGCTAATGTTGAATACAAACCTACTTGAAATGCTGTAAACGCACTTGGGTTAACCTGCTTAGCATTTGGTATAATATCTCCTGTAGTCATTACTGCTTGAGCATATTCAGTTAGATTACTGTTATAATAAAATTCTCTTATCACACTTCCAGTATCTACAGTATTTAAGAATTTAAAGCTAGTATCAGATTGACCTAATGTGTTTGTTGTATAAGTTGTAATAGCTTGCCCAGAAATAATACTTGTTAAAGATGCGTTGTTGCCTAAAAACATACATCCATTGTTATTTAAGTCTTCTTGCTCATCTGAGGTCCACCCATATTCACTTTCAATAACTTCTAAATTGCTAAATGGGGTGTTTTGATAAGGCACTCCTGCTAACCACGGGCCTCCAAAACTATTTCCTGAACCAGCACTTCCTACTAGATAACGAGCTATATTTTGATCCTTAGTAAATCTCTTAGTGCGTATAGCAACGTCCTGAGCACACAAACTCATATCCAACTCAAACAAAGATGATCCTGCATAAAAAGTATTTCCAGCATCATCAGTTTTAGATACAGATTTATTAACTAGTAAGAGCATAGAACCTGAGTTCATACTGAGCGCAGTGGCTTGAACAGTCGTTGAATCTGAAGTTTGACCCATAAACGACACCCCATCTAAAACAACTCCTGTGGAATTAAATCTCCCATCTAAAAATGATTTAACATCAGATAACCCGAATAAAGGAGCCAGCACACTCTGATATCTTATATTACTTACTTGAGCACTAAAATTACTAATATCTGGATCAGTGGCCCCCCCATTCATACCTGTAATATCAAATGCTAAACCTGATACAGAACCTTCCATCCATAAACCTAATGTATTTAATTGAGTTCCCCCATTAACAGCGGTCAAATCGGTAGAATCCACCCCAGAATTAAAAACTGCAGTTGCTAATATATCAGACTCAGCATTTATTAAATCAGTGAAATCACTTGCTAAATCATTAGCAGTGGCACCACTAGGAATAGTTAAACTTAAAGCGTATTTTGTTTTAGATTGTACATATAAAGTCAACACACCATCTTCAGTTGCAGTCCCTGTGAAAGCTATGCTTCCTGTGGCTGCTACAGCACTCCCATCGTCATTGTATGGAATAGCATCTATCGTAGTTGTAGAATTTATAGCTCTAAATTGGCGAATTGCTTCAGATAAAATACACTGTTCTCCAAATAAACTATCTTCTTCTCCACTACTACCTATATCTTTTACTAGCACCCCATCATCACTAGAATCAGTTACTTGTTGACCAATGAATAAAACTCTTTGATCACCTATTACCGCGGACGAAGATGTTGTAGCTGTCAAATCCCAAGTAGATTTTGGTAAAATAATAACTGCCATTAATGTTCCCCTTTTAAATCAAACATCTTCATCTAAATTTATATTAGCTGTTAGATTTTGATCATTTATATTAATACTCAAATCTATATTTAATAATGGAGCATTCTCTCCATTATTATAAGTGTCATAGTATGTTACGTCAAAATTTACTTGAAAAACCATCTTATAAACCATATAAGCTGCATTATAACTTAACATATCCCCAGACTCATATGTATATACAAAATCTGACGCTGCATCATAAGGATCAGTAGATTTCAATCTTAAAAATGCTTTAAATATTTCTACTTTAATGTCTTCTAAATCATTATAAGCACCCAAGCCGCTTATCTCATCACTAGTTGGTATAAAAATTAACATACCAACATTTTCTATCAACCTAAGTCTATATTCTGTATTTTTACCGTTGTATGTTTTAGTAGCATCATTGAGAATGTCCCTATCCTTAGACGTAAATGATGTATCCGGTACGACAAATAACCAATATTGATCATTCCCTTCTTTAGTATACGAATCAAGGCACCTATCATCGGTAATAGCTCCTGTCACCCTAGGTGAAGAATGTGCTAATATTGTACCTGCTGTATTGGTGGAAGCAGCAGAATCTATATCATATGTGAAAGTAGTAGTATCAACTACTGTTATCTGCTTTAACCCCACATATCTATTAAATGTGTGATTATAAAGCACCGGAGAGCCTGTGGCCGGTGTAGTAGGAGATGTGGTTATTTCATAAGTAAATATGTTGCGATCTGGTACAGAAACTAATGTGAATGTCCCGTTATAATCCGTTTCTGTTGCATTATCTACAGTAACAGTTACATCAGTTGTTTTCTTAGTGTTGAAATTTAAAGCTAATGATAAGTTATTATTTTCAGTAGTGACTCCACTAACAGTACCGTCATCAAAAGTTAAAGAATCTATATCTATAAGTTCAATAGCTCCACTAATGTTAATATAATCCCCAGTAGTAAAGCCATGGTCAGTTGCAGTAATAGCGGTCGCTGTAGTACCCGAAGATGTCAATGAAGTTACACTAATTGTATCGGTAAACTTATCACTCAACTGAGGTAAAACCTGAGCCAATTGATTAATTAATGGTTTTAAGTTCATTACCAATTCTCAATTTAAAATATGTTTCTGTATTTCTTTCATTATCATTAATTGATTTTATTAAATAGGGGCGTTGCGCCATTCTCGAAGTTCCAAACTCCAAAAACTTAGCATAAAAAGCATCATTATTCCCCGCTGAAAAATCTAATTGTTGCCAAGAAGATGTTTTTGTTTCTAAGCTTTTCTCCAGGGTTCCTGTGAACTTGGCCGGAGCTTCACCTGGGGCAGATGCTTGGTGTCTTACCAAGCGTCCGTTCAATCGTTTTATATAAACTCTTCCTGATTTAGGCGCTCTAAAATCTTTTTTTGTAGTTTTCTTCAAATTGTTAGACAAATCTCTATAAGCTAAAGATATTCCTTTTTTATAATCTTTAGCTATAGAATCTAACTTTTCATATACATCTTTATTACATTTAGAACTAACTACAATCATACAGTTCGTACTGGTATAGGTTTCACCAATCTCTCAGAAGCTTCTAGAGCATATACTGTCCCAACTCCGTCAGTTGATGTAGCAACTACTTTATAATACTGAGCAGTTAAACTTGTTATACCCAATACTAAAGGATATGTTGAATCAGTTGTTATAGTTTTAGTATCGTAAGGGTTTATCAAATTTGCATCCGGAACACTAGTATAACTAATGGAGTCATCTGATTCCTGTATGTCGATAACCACATCCGAAGTAATACTGTCCACAAATATAATAAAATTTAGAGAAAATCCCTGTTTTGCGCCTGATGTAATAATATTACTATCAACATCCCCTACAATTAAGGAATCATTTAGAATTACTTCATATTCTATATCACTTGTAATATCTTTTATAGCCATTTTTTTCTCCTATGTTTTAGAGGCTTCTTTGTCAGTTGACCCTGTTGTTTGACAGTTTAACTGCAAAAATAAATTATTATCTTCTAAATTTATGATATTCATAATATCATATCTGTTATCAGAATATTCCACCCAATTTTCAGAAGTTAAATCGGATTTATAACGTATGTAAAATACAGTATCTATCACACGTTCTATACCAACATCATCAAATATAGTTTTGCCCTTTGGAGTTTGTATCATACTCCAAACTTCATAGAGCAAAAGGAATTCTTCTCCAAAATCTATATCATCCCCTCCCGGATTAGTAGGCGCACTTATCTCTCGGGTATAAATTCCTATTTTCCTATTCAAACTTCCTGAACAAATCTGAGTCTTCGTTCTTTCTATGTTTACACAATTTACCATTAGAAGCTACTAGGTGGAACATCTGGTTTCTGTTTTAATTTACCAACTAAAAATATATATGATGAATATCCATTTCCTTGATTCACTATGGTTATATTAGCTCTTAAATATTGTAAATCTGATAATACTCCAACTTGTAATAGAGTTTCTCCCTGTTGATCGGTGTCATCATGTACAATAGGGTAAACTGGAGTTAATAAACGCTCTTCAGGGACTTCAGACCATGTAGTATTATCTTCTGACTCATCAATTGTTATTGTCAATTCATCATTATTAGTAGCTAAAAACATAAACCCAAATGAAACACCTTCCGAATATCTGGTTATATCTACTCCATCTGTAGTAATGTCGCCAGTTTGTTGTTCAGTTAATGTTAATAAAATAGCTTCTATATTATATTTTTCACAATGATAAGCCATAACTATACTCCGCTATCGTCAAACGGTTTATTGGAAACTTCACCTCTAAATACAACATTAACGTGTTCATTTGTGTCTGCACTCGCTGTAAAAACCTGTCTTATATATCTTTCATTTGATATTATCCCAACAGACATTAACTCGTCACCATCAATAGATCCTGTTGTAAATAATAAATCTGAGGTTTTAATAATTTTATCATCTGGCATTGTAGACCATGTAGATGCGTCTTCTGATTCTTCAAAAATAAATGATACATCTGAACCGAAACCTATATTAGCATAAATAAATGTTATGCTTGTATAACCTTCTGTATCAAAGGTATTGGTAGTGAGTCCACCTGTATTTATTGATTGGTTACCTTGTATCTGCACATGCTCGTAATTAGACTTTATATCTTTATCACTCATACACCACCCCTAAATGAAGCCCCATATAATGATTTTATCTTATATTTTCTATAAATCATAGCAGAGTAAGCTGGCCACCCCCCCATATTAGAACAATCACAACTAGAACAATCCCCTCTATTTGCATATAAATCAGTTACTTGTTGTAAGAGCCCCATCTGAATATCGGATGGTATGTCATCCTCTGAAGTTCCATACCCCGCTGTAAAATCTACTCTAATACTCTGAAATGAATCATCTTTGTCCGTTGGGATACTGTCTTCTTCCGATATAATTATTCTTGAATAAATAGATTCTTGGGTAGCATAATAAATACTAGATTCAACTGCTATAAAAGTTGAATCTACTGAATATTCAAAAGCATCTAATGATTCTAATTTTGATTTCCTTAGTTCAAAAGATTGTCTAAATAAATTAAAAAATGTTCTAAACTGAGTATCTATTAATATTCTACCTGTGAAGGATTCGAAACAATCTCTAGATGCTTCAATTAAAGTTGTTAAATAAGTATCCTCAGAAGTATCTGATGTATCTAATCTTAACTGCTCTTTAACTTGATCTAATGTTATAGGAGTAGTAGTTGGAGTAGTTATCACAGTATAGGTTTCAGGTTGTGAATCCCTTACATTAGGATAAGGGATTGCTGAACCTGAATAATAATCATATCCGTAATAGTTAGACACCATCAGATATAATCATTCTTTTAATGCTTTGATAATTAGTTACTGCTCCACCCACTCGTTTAGTCGTGTAATATTCAGTGTACGGTTTAGCAGTGATGTTATCTCTAATGACCCTAAACCCAAGTCTGTCAACAATCGTATACCCTCGTCTAAAATCACCATAAGCGATTGGAGTGTCATCAGCAGTAAATGTAGAGCTGAGATCCGAAGCAAAAATAACTCGTTTTCCTAAAAGCATTCTCTCAAACCCATCACGTAAACCATCCGTAGGATTTATTAATGGGAACTCAGTCGTACTAGCTAATTGGATAACATTTCCCCACATAACTCTATGCATTAACCATACTGCATTAGCTTGATAATCTTCAAGAAGGGCTGTTTGCAGATTTGTAATACCATTATATGTAAAACCTGTATCTGAACCTGACCATATATCTTCTAAAGAATCTCTCGTGTAAGTAGTGTCATCCCCTACTTCTGAGCCCCCACTAACCCATGATCCATAAGCATTAAAACCTTTAGGTTTACTTACCCCATTGCCTGATACAAATGCTGTGTTTTCACCTCTAGTAATAATATCCTGTACCTTGTTGACTAACCAAGTTTGTAAATCAAACGATGTATCATCAATTAAACGTTGTGTAGCTCTAGGATTTGCATATTGTTCAAAAATTGGGATTGATAATAAACCAATTTCAGGAGTATCCGTATTAGGACGAGAAGATATTTCTCCTACCCATCCTCCATTAGTTGCTTCATTATCATTAATAATCATATCTACTTGATTAACAGAAGTAGTAATTACATTAGAGACTTGACGCATAGGAGAAGTTTCAAAAATACGAGTAATTTCTTCTGAAGATCTTTCAGGAATAATCCAATAACCCCCATCTGGATTAATTCCTTCCAACATGTCTTTTTTTACCCACCCTGAGTAAGGGTTTGATTTCTTAAATATTTTATTGGTAATTTCATTGTAAAGACCATTGTCTATAGGGCTTCCTTTACGTAAATACTGATCTAACTCCATACCATATTTCAAACGACATTCATCTATTTTTTCTCCCCCTACAGAAGGGCGAGTTAATCGTTTTTCAAGCTCTAATAATTTTTTCTCTTGATCTTCTTTTACAGACTTTAGAACATTAATTTGTTCTAATAATTTAGCTGATTCATCAGCGCTCTTAAGACGATGCTCTTCTAAATCATTTCTATTTTTCTTAGCTACTTCTAATGCGTCGTGCGTTGCTTTACCAAATTTATCAAGTTTATAGTTTATCTCTTGATCAAGATTAAAATCAGACATTGTTTACCCCTCATCCAAGTATTTTACTTACGTCAAACAAAGTGTTCCATTTTCTTAAACACTTCAATAACTCTTGAGCGTGATAATCAAGTCTTTTTCCTGTAAGAGGGCTTGTGCGACCCATTTTAGAATAATATTTATTTATATTAGATATTACTTTATCTCTATCAGAGGATGGTATATCAACCCCACCTCTAGCTCCTCCCAATGCTGCAGCTGCAGCAAATATAGCTCGAGGAACAGCTTTTAAACTTCCATCTATAACATCTGCGTATGGAAGTTTATATGATCCGAAATCTTCTGGATTATCAGCATCATACCATAGAAATGCGTTTTTGTAAGTAGAAGATGGGGAATCTGTTGATTTTGTAAACTCCCTTACCCTTGGTATTGCTGAGTTCTTATCCCAACTTCTATCTTGAGGAGCTAGTGTTAAATCCTTAAAAGGAGTAGCAGTTTTAATGGATGATATGTTAGCCTCTCTGTTGGCGGGCACATTAACAATAGAAACCTCCATTAAATCAACTTCTTTAAAAATATTACCCCCTCCTCTCCTATAATCAAAAATTTTAGGTACAAACCCAATTGAAAAACTGTTCAAGAATCCTTTCTTAAGTAAAGAAAATGCATCTCTTCCACGTTGAGTATCTAAATCTAATTTTCCTACTACATTCAACCCATTTTCGTCCTCAAATGATCTATCTGGATCCAAACCCCCCAATGGTAAATCTGTGTCATTATGACCAAAAAGAAGAGGTATTTTTTGTCCTTTAGATCTGAACCTATTGAGCGAAGTAGCAAATGCGCCAGGTAATATAATGTCTTTTACTACATCTTCATTGTTAAATGTGCTGGCAAACCCTTCTATTATACCTTTATCAACTTCCTTACTTGCTTTATTTACCTTCAGATCAAATACTTTATGTTCCACGTGAAACCCCTAAAGTGTAAATAATACAAGCTTGATTGGTTTTTTACTAAATGTCAAGCTCTTGAGAAGGAATGTATAGCAGAGCACCGACAATTTATTATATTAGCGGGTTGACCAGAAGGGTCACCAGGATACAATAATTGATCAGGACCAACTGTGAATTTAGAGTTATAGATAACACTTTGCCCATTAGCTTCTCTATGCCATAATCTCACACGATCATCCCCTACAGTCACCCAAACTTTTTTTGATACAAACTCATTAGCGTAACGGACAATAAGGTATCCATTAATATCTGATTTGATAGTTTCATAAGATGCTTGCACCTGGGTGTTAGATGTTATAAATTTAGCGTGAGTTTTTTGTTGATTTTTAAAATCGCGTAAGGCTGAGTTCAAAGTTACATCATCTTTGCCTATTTTAAACATAAATTCATTTAACTTAGTCTGCATTGTTTTTAAAATTATTGCGGAATTAGATTGAATTTTGTTCACATTATCTGCATTGAGGATGGATGTTAATTTTTCAAGATCTTCATCAATTACATTCTCCCTAACTCCCCTTTCAAAATCTCTAATCTCAGTTTTTAAAATACTAGCTTGTATTGTGGAATAACTACGCCCTAATATGTTTTTCATATTATCCGAAAATTGGTTAACTGATAAAACTTGCTCTGTTAAATTGTAATTAGATTTAGCTTCTCTCACTATTAAATTTATATATCTAATCAATGAGTTAAATAAAACAAGTTCAAATTTAATTTTCTTATTTTTTTCTTGCTCAGCTTTATCTTGTTGTACTTTAGTTACCATTTTCTATTTCAGCTTGTGTTGGGATGTCTGAAGAAGGTTTGTATATCTCATCTCCATCAGAATAAGAGGGTAAATCTATACGATTTCGTAACTCATTATCTGTCATTACATTTAATGTTTTTAGTTGAGTTATCTCTAAAATGTTTCTCTGTCTAATAGCATCAATTGTAAAAGGATCATAAGTTAAAATAAGATTTTCTGAATTTTTATAGTAACTCATTAAATTATTTGTCAAAAATTCTAACAAAACATTAAGTTGAGGTAAGACAGCATAATCATATAAATTCAAACGAGCTGTTTCCATGTTAGCTAATGATAATGATGTAGAATTAATTAAAGCTAAGGGAATCTGAAACCTATTATAAATAGCTTCTGTAACCATAGTTTTCATCCCACTGAAATCCATATCTACATTAGTCATCCCCATTCGTTCTATTTTATCTACCATATTAGAGGTTAATGTTCTTCCAGCATTGGCTGCCCCTGCATACATATTTTCTATCTGAGAGGTTAAATAATTTTTATCTTCATCGCTGAAAATTTCTTCATCTTTTAAACGCAAAAACATCCCTGGGCGAGCACCATTTTTTAATAATCCTAAATTGTGCACTGAAGCCGCTTCATATTGTAAAAGCTCAAATAAAATACTATTTAACTTAGGTAACCCATATAAGTACATGGAATAAGCGTTTGGATTAAAGTCTTTCAAATGCAGTAGCTGCTTAGCACCATCTTCACTTATATATTTAAAATCAGCTTGCCTGTTGAATGTTATATTACTTCCTTGGGGAGTGTAAAAATAACTGTCTATATAACCTTCTCCACCAACAACCCAATTTATATATTGAGGAGGTACAACAAATAATTCCAAAGGTTCATTGGTGGTAGATAATGTAACAATTATAAAATTATTTCCTGTTATGGAATAAAACTTAGAGTTTTCTGAAATGAAATTACAATAATTAGAGTTTGGAAGTTGATTAGGATTATTTAACAACTCCAAGATTGGATGTTGTTCTATGTACTCTTTATTTTTTTTATCCCATAATTTCAAATCAATTGATGATATAGATGTAGCTACTGTGTCAACCGCATTACCTAACGGCTCAATTTGAGAGTAGAGACGTATATAAGTTGAGATCAGAGGCCAAAATGCGCCCGATTTTTGCTGAGCTAAAATAGATAAAATTGAACTTTGATCATTTCCTGTGAAAACACTAAAAGTCTTCTCAAGTTTTTTCTCCTGATTCAATACTTTTTGTTCACGAGCTGCTAGCTCATTGTTTATTCTATCAGCTTCTTGTAAAATTTTATTTTTAAACCACATAAGTAAATGCTCTCGTTTTATTCTTCATCAAATCATAAAGCGCCCATACCAATGCGTCTAATCGGTCAGGGGACATAGTGTTGTCCGTTGGTACCCACCCTACCATTTGATTTTCCAATTCTTTGAAATGTTGGGTATGTGAAATTCTCTTCTGTTCATATAATGCCACAATAGGTTCAGCTCTTATATTCTTTCCTCGACTAGCTCTAACTTTAGTTATTGGTAAATTTCTATTCACATTACGTAATGTTTGCTCAACCAAATCCCCTCCTTGGTTGATTTCACACACAATTCTATCAGCCTTAAATTCATCATACAATTTGTTAACAATCTGAGCCCATTGGTTAGGCGTGTATCTACCACTTCTATCAGCTAAAACATAACCTTGTTTGTCTTTCAATCCACATACAATGATGCCTGTCTCATCTGAGGTCTTTTTAGAGCTGACAGCTGGGTCTACCCCAATTACTATCCTTTCTAACTCTGGTGGCTCCTTACCTCGTTGTATATAGCTAATTTTCCACAATGCGCCTTCTATTTCATTAGCCCACTCACCTTCTAGAAATCTTAGTCGTTTGGCTGCTGATAAATTATCTAACGTATTCTCAATATAACCAGAAGGTAAGTTGATTCTATTATGAACAGGGTTCATGACTAAATGTAAATAATCTTTAGAATTTAAATCTAAACGGCTCTCTGGGTGTATATTTTTTATAAATAGGTCATGTATCCAATGCATTGTGTGTGTAGGATTACAGTCTAATACAATTTGGTTAGTGAAGTTGGGTATATTTTGAGCTAAGCGTGTTTTTAGCTTCTCAAATGTTTCAAAGCTAAGTTGGACAGCCTCATTTATATATATTCTGCAATATTCATTCCCTAAGGCTTTCTCGGCTGAATCATGATTAGCCATTCCCGCAAACCAAATCTCAGAATCATTTGGTAATCGAGCAAACATATATTTACGATTTATTTTTAATTTTAAATCTGGATCAATTAGTTTACACATTTTAGGGAATGTGTCTTCAATAATTGAAGGAACTAACTCAGACAGATGTTGGCGTGTTATTAGCTGTCTACAACCTTCATATTTTAATGCCGTCGCTATGATAACTATATTATGTAAAGATGTCTTTCCAGAACGGCTACCACCAGCTAAGAGCAAATTTAAAGGATGTTTCTCATAAAGTTTAAGCGCCTCATATTGTCGCTCTGTTGGTTGAAATGTCATACCGCATCCAATATCTCTTTACATAAGAATATTTCCATCTTATCTCGACCTTCATTTTTATTGGTGAAGTCAATGTCTTGTTTCAACTTAAGGATATTTAAAGCTCTCTGAGCGTCTAAATAACTTAATCTACCCTTTTGGTACTCCTCTATTACATTCTCCCCTGTGAGCCTTGAGAGAGGCTTAGAACCAATCTGCAAACGTCGTTCTATTGCATCTAATTGATCAGATGTTAAATCGTCATATTTCAACATTTGATCAATCACATCTTCGCTGTAATTAAAATCAGGGGTAAAATTAAATGATTTACTCAATTCAACTATTGAATGGGTTGATCCACTTACTGCTTTCTGTACTAACAAATGGTGAGCTAATGCTTTTGTCTTTTTTCTGACCTCATTGAAGTCACAAGCATCCCCACTCTTGATATATTTCTTCTGAGCCTTTTCAATTTGCTCAGTTAATTTTTGTGTAAAATCTACCATAACTCCTCCTGGATGTATTTTAACATATCCACAACCTTATATCTAATGCTTTGATTAATATACGATAAGTGTGTGGTTAAATAAAAACAGGGGTTTTGTGGATAACTTTAGAGTAGTGTAGGGTAAAGGGGTCTCCCTACACTAATTTTAATTTATTGTTTAAAATCAATAAGTTTAATGTTAGTTTGGGTAGATAACCCATAGTACTAAAGTGTTGATTATAAAGCAACTTTAAAATATAACTGAAAATTAGTGTAGGTAAACGGCTAGAAAAATTGGTTTGGGTTTTTATAGTGGTATACTACTATGCAATACTTTAAAATATACCCTATTTTAAAACTGTAACTATAAACTACCTACACTACCTACACTATCTTAAATAATATATATATATTAATAACTTACAACAAACCTTACCCTACACTGCCCTACACTGGCCTACACACCTCCTACACAAACCTAGTCAATGTCTCACAAACTTGTTCAATCTTCTCTCAACTTTAGAATATTACTCCTGTGAATTATCTTTAGAGTATTGCTTTAGAGTTGAGACCAAATTGAACGATTGTTTAAGAACAAGACATTTTCCAAAAAATTAGTGTAGGAGGTGTGTAGGCCAGTGTAGGGTAGTGTAGAGTGTGGATATCCTGTGTATATTGGAAAAAAATAATTTGTTGACACCAGATTAAAACATGTTATAGTGATTTTGAATTGACACAAAGGAGAAGGATTATGAGTTT